ATTTTTATAGTTCTATATTAATAGAGGAAATTCAAAAACATTTTGAAGAATTTCTATCTAATATGACAGAGAATGAATATATCCATTTATATAAAAATGGATATTTAAGATATCTAGCTAAATATGATTTTATACCTGATAAAATTCTCGATGAGTATTATCAGCCCGATGACTTTTATCCAAGATTAGCTTTAGATTTAGAATTCAAAATATCATCGTATACGAAATGTGCATATTCTTATCTAAAGGTTGCACAATATAGAAATGATTTCATTTTTGAAATGAAATAATTAAAAAAAATACAGTATTCCATCGTATAGATATAGTAAAACGAAAATTTAATTAAAATAATAATTCAGTCCTGAATATATTTAATGTGCGTTTTGTATTAATATATATTTATCGAATATATAAAATACCTTTCTTTTTAGAGATATTCTTATCAGGATTATCAAAATCATGCGAGATTTTTTTTCTATGTCAGAAAGTCGACCATGATCGGTCTCATCGTTGGCGAGCTCAGTCTGGAAACTGAGCCCCCGCACGGGTGGTGAAAGAGTCATTTCGTCTTGTTGAGAACGACTCCTGCTCCGAAGGCTGGTACATTATCTCGAAAGGTGAGAGAACTACTTTTCTGAAACGTAGAACGTCCACCGCGTTTCTTAAAGGTAGCTAGAATCTGTTTCCAATAGAATCTGTGTATCATGTCGAAATCTTGTGTGCGGATTGTGTCCATACACGTCCGAACTTCGATGTTGCATCTATCGTAGAGAGCTATAAAGTTGTTCATATCGGCATTGTCTCTTGAATCAAAAGCTTTTTGCCAAAGACGGTCAACTTTCACAACCAGCTGACTGGTTGGCATTGTTAACAATTGTTCAATTTCCATCGTAGAAAGCATGTTTCTTTGAAAGTAAGAGAGAGTTGTTTAACTGTATAGTAAGCAGTTTTTACGTAGAATTCAATAAAATCAATTTTTTTTCTTTATTTTGTTTGTTTTTAAAAAATTTCAAGTCCATAATATATTTAAAATTTTTTAATATAATTCATATATATTATCGTCATTAACAAAAATTATCTTGATTATCTTCATTATCTTGATTATCTTCATTATCTTCATTATCTTCATTATCTTGATAATCATTATCATTATTTTCTCCATCTGGATTATCAACAATATCTTGAAATGCATCATAATTTGGGTAACCATCACTATCATTTTCATTATCTGAAGAAGATTGTGATTGAGAATCATTTTCTTGTTTATTCTCATTTTCAAGAAATGAAGAATTATATTTATTTGGTATAATAATAATTGGTAAAGGATTATTAGCACAATGTTTATTAATTTCAATTGATAATATTTGTAAATATCGTTTAAAAAAAATAGCAAGAGAAATATTTCTATATTTTTCGTCTTTATCATCATTATCAAAATTTGATGTAGTCAAGATATTTTTAATAATTGATAATACAATAATTAAATTAATATTTTGATATAAAATCATTTTTCTCATTTTTAATAATTTGGTAGAATTATTGTCAATATCGTTATCTTTTATTTTAATCAATTTTAATTCATCTTCATCAAAATATTTCAAGCGAGTATTAGAAAAAGTGTAAATAGTTTCATATTCAATACCTTTAATAATTTTATTGGTATTAATTTTATAAAAAAAATCAAAAATATTTTGAATTTTTGTATAAATATTTTCGTTAGATTTAATATTTATTTGAGTTAAAGTATCAATTAGATAATTAAAATCTGTAGTATAAATATCTGGATTTTTAAAATCTGATTCATATATAGAAAAACTGTTAACCAATTCATCTTTATACTCTTTTATATTTTCGGGAACAATTTTCAAATCTTTAAAAAATTGTTCTGTTTCATCTGCATCACCATGAACAGAATATTCCCATGTCCAAGCATATGGTTTTTCTATACGAAGATTTTGCTTTTCGTTTCCAACAATATTAGTAAATATATCATCAACGATATAGTTATATTCTGGTTTATCCATATAAGATAATAACATAGAAAATCCGATTGTTTCAATTTCTTCTAAATTTTCATCAAAATTTGTATTATATATTTTCTTATTTAATTCCATATAAGGTGTAATAATATTTTGAATTAATTTTTGATTTTGTTTTTTATGTGATGTACTAATTTTTGATATTTTATTCATAAAATTTAATAAAAAATTTAACATTTGTTGCATCAATTCACTATCAGTTTTAAAAATTTCATAACATTTATGAATATTTTTTTCTTGTAATTTAAGTTCTTCACCAGAAGAATCATTAATTATTTTTTGAATTTTGTGAATTGGTAGATTACATCTTTTAGAAAATCTTGTAATATTTGTAAAACAAGATTTCAATTCTCCAATAATTATAGAATATTTTGATAAAGAATCACCGTAAATAAGATTAGATAATAGTTCAAAAACATCATTTTTAACGAATGATAATAAAGAAAGAATTTCATTTTCAATAGTCATTAATCCATATTTATAACCAAAATTTTTTTGAATTTCTGCTTTTTTAAAAGAGGATTTACCTAGTAATTTTTTAATTACTTTAAAGAGTTTTTTATATAATTCTTCTTCTGTATATTTCAAAATACCATCATGAATATAATGTAAGCTATCATCTTCTTTTAATAATTCACGCAATTCATTTTTCATATCAAATTCATCTAAATATGGATTTGGAATTTTAAATAAATTTGGATAATCGTGTTTTAATTTATCAATAAACATATACTTTAAATTATCTACTTTTTTTTTTTGAAGATTTAGTACAGATTTTGATTTTTGTGTATTATTATTATTTTTAATAAATAAAGGTATAGTTTGTTCCTGTTTTTTTTTAAAATTGTACTTAATATTATTTTCAAGTAATTTAAAAATATTATCTTTATTATCTACATTTTCAAATAGATGAAAAATTTTAATATGGTTAATAATTTCAAAATTCATTTCAGTAGTAAAAATTTTAGAACAAAACATACATTTTTTATTAACAATATTATTATACCCATTTGGTAATTTCCAAATTTTATTAAAATTAAAATTACCAAGTTTTTCTTTATGATTACTATATAAATGCATATAAGAATTCATTTCATTATCAAATGTATATGGGCAAATAGGACATAAATAATATTTATATCTATAATTTTTTAAAAATCCATTAATTTTACTACAAGTATCTAGAATAGATACTAATTTATTTTTTTTAGAAAAATATTCTTCATTATTATTAAAATTTTTGTTTAAATAATTAAAAAATTTTTTTCTTTTAAATAAAACTAAAATATCATTAACATTCATCTTTAATAATGATTTAAGATTATTTACAAGACGGTATTTTAAATAATGTTTTTCTAAATATTCTTTTTTTTGTTCATTCGAAAAAGTGATAGGGATTGATATATTTGATATATTACCGATAATAGTTTCTTTTAAAAATAGACATCTTTTTTGATTTCTATTAACAAATTCAATATCTTCATTTTTAACAGAATGTTTAAATTCTTCTATTTTTATTTTTAAATTATTTAATTCTTTATCATAATTACATAATTTTTGGTATGTAATTTGTGTATCTATAATTAAATTTAATTTTTGTAAAATTTGTTGAACTTTGATTTTATATTTTTTAAATCGTTTATCAATATCTGTAATAAGATTATGATAATAAGTATCACTCTGATTAATTTTTACATCAGGAAAGATTTTTTGCTGTTCTATCATAAAATTGACATATGTTTTATCCGTTTGTATAAATTTACCAATATTACACTTAATATAATGTAAATATTGGTAATATTTTTTAAATTCTTCAAAATCGATTTCGTCAATATTTGTTATATTAAACATTTTAAATTTGTTTATTAAAAATATCAAATTCTTTATTACTTTAAGATGTATATAATTCAATTTTTTTTTCTATATAATTTTCTATCGTTTAATATATCACAATATACATTCAATATAATAATTGTAATATATACTAGTGTATACTAGTGTATACTAGTGTATATAAACAATCCAGTCCAGTTATGGTCTATTTTTTATAAAAATTTTAAATATTTTCAAATTCTTCAAAAATAGCGTCAATTTTACAAATTGATTTTTCAATAATATTTTTAACATTAATTTGTAATTTATTATTATTTTTTTTAATTGATTTTTCTTTTTGAGATTTTGTTTGAATATATTCGGAAGAAGAATTATAAAAAACTAAAAAATCGGTATTTTGATTTAATGGAATTGTTTCAAATAAAGAATTATCCCAAACTTCTTTTTCTTCTAAAATTAATAATTTATTATATTCAAATGTTTTTTTTTCAAGTTCTTTTTTAATTTTAAAAATTACTTTAAGTAATTGATTTTTACTAAATTTATCACAAGTATGTAAATCTTGTTCATGTGATTTGAGATTATTTTTTAATTGTTCATATAAATAAAAGCTTTTACTATCTGTAATTTTATTTTTATTATAAAGAACTAAAGCAATTCCATACAAAAAATTAAATCTTTCATCGTGACTAATTGTCGTATCATATGATAAAAAATAATTGGTAGATAAAGAAAATAAATCAAATAAGCATCTAACATATGTATATAAATCATCAGATTTAGGTTTAAATGTTAATTTTGATTCTTTAAACTCTCTAAATGTATTTGTATCTTTCGTAAATTGTTGACTTTCAGGTAAAATTATGAATTCTTCTCTTTTAGCATTAAACACAATCATTCTAGGTAAAATTTTATCTGGTCTTCCACCATAAGTATCTAATGATAATATAAAATCTTGTTTAGTTATACCTATAATCATACAAACAAATCCTTTATAATGTCCAATAATAGGTTTAACTAATTTACGTATTAAATCTTGATTAACTTCAATTTGTTTAATATTTGTTTTAGATTCTTCCAAAAATGTATCATCATCATTATTTTTAATAATAACATTTGTTTCAGTTTCTTTAAAAACAATACCTATTTTATTGATATTATCTCCATCTAAAATTTGAACTGTTTTACCCAAATAAATAATTTGTAAAGAATGTATTTTATCTAAAGTAATACGAGTCGTTTTAATTAATTTTTTAAAATCTAAATTATTTTGATTTAGAATAACATATTGAATAGCAGATAATATTTTCATTAAATTAAGAACTATTTGAGTAAATCCTTTATTAAAATCTTTATTTCCATTTTTAACATACATTCTAAAATACATTTCAATTTTATTTTTGATACAATATTTTTGATTAAACCAATATTGATTAAAAATATCATATACTATTTTTTTAGAAAAAATATTAATATTTATAGGTTTTTTAATTTCAAAAAATTCATTAAATTGAGATACTAAATTAGAAATAATATTTTGAGATTGTTTTAACAATTCTGTAAATTTATTTTCTTGATATAAAATTTTATCATTTTTTTTTATTTGTCTATCTTGTATATCCATAATTTTTTTCATTTTAATTCCTTCTTCACACAATGGATTATATTTATATTCATATTCTTCATATGGAAGATATGTAACAGTATTAGAACCTTGAATTTTGCCTGTTTTAGGATCTAATACAGGCATCATACTTCTATGATATTCCATTTGAGAAATACATTCATCAATTTTAGATTCTAATTCTTCAATTTTACTTGTATTGCTATTACTTTTTTTTTGGCATTCTTTTAAAAGAGCCCGATAACGAACAAGTTTATTTCCTAAATCAACAGAATTTTCTTCTGCAATATCTTCGTCACATGTTTCTTCAAAAAATGTATGTTTAGCATTTAAAGATTCAATTTCTAAATCAAGTTCATCTAATTGTAAAATATATTCTGATGAATCTTCTTCAAATAATTCTAATTGATCTATTAATTGTTGTAAACAATTACGAGTAGTCTTTTTTCCTTGAAGATATTCGAATGAATTTTTATCTTGTGTTTCTGTTTCAATTTTTTTTGTTTGAATTTGTTTTGATTTAATATTTGAATATAATAAATCATTTAAATGTAATTCTAGTAAATTTTTGTTATTAATTTTAATATTATCTTTTTTTTTAATTTCTGTATCTTTTACTTTATCATTTACTTTATCATTTTGTTGTTTATTATATACTAATACCAAAATTTCTATCATTTCAGTAAATGATTTTTTATTATATGGTAAAGATAATAACAATTCCGAAGATAATAAAAACTTTTGAAGTTCTTTTGGTAAATCGTTTGAAATCTCTTTAATTAATAATTTTTTTTTATTAGTTATATTTTTAATTGTATAAAAACTTTTAATGTGTTGATAATAATTATTTTGTAAAGTTGTATACATATTCATTAATTCGGTATCCTGTAAATTTTTATGAATTGATATTTTTAAAATTAAGGATTTAAATAAAGCAAATAAAGAACTACTTACAGAAAATAATTGTATTTTATTATCATATTCAAATATTTTTTGAATTAATGATTTATCATCAATTATTTTATAAAAAAATTTAAATATCATAGTAACCATAAATTGATAAATTTGAATATTATGTTTATCAATTTTAGAATCGATTTTTGATAATATATTAAATATATTATTAAAAACATCATATTCAATTTCTTCTTTAAAATAATTTAATTTAAATAAATGATTACATTTAATAGATGTTCCGTAAATTAAAAATTCATCAAAATTTTTATTTATTTTTAATAAATAATTAAAAATATTATCTTCAATATTAGTGTAAATAATATCAGTAAATACTTGATAATAAAATTCTTGTTTTTTTTTAGATTTTTTTAAAATTTTTCTTGCTTTTTTATATTTTTTAAATAAATTTTCATATTTATTAATCAAAGATTCATCACAAATTTCATATAAATGAAAATAATATTTTTCTTTCGATTTAATTTTATTAATAACAAATTTAAATGTATTTGTATCAATTGTTTGCTTACAATATGAAAAATATTGAAATATATTAGTAAAATTTAATTCATCTTTGCAATTAAATTGATAATATTTTTTATGATATATTTGAAAATCATCTTTTTTTTTTATACTAGTATCCAATATATATTCGTGATTTACAGGAATATTTTTAACACTATTATTATCAATATAAGTAATAATACTATTTATGTAATTATCTAAACATAATTCAATATTATCGGAATTAAATGAGTTGACAATTAATAAAATATTTTCATTAATTTTTAAATGAAATTCATTATTATATTCTAGACATAAAGAAGAAATACTAATACTTTTATTAAAAATAGTATTATATAAATTTTTATTTTTTCCATCAGAACTAATATTTAAATAATGTGAAAAAAATTTAAGTAAAATATCCATATAATTTATAGTATAATTCATAAGTGCATATGTTTCTAATTTTTCTAAATTTTGACTAAAATTTTTTTTATCACAAATATCGATAATATATTGTGAATCTTTATCAATAAGAAATTTGGGAAAACTCTTCGAATTTTTAGCACTAAATCCTACTTTTTGAAGAATATCAACAAATTTTTTGTATTCTTCTCCATTTTGTTCACATATTTGTTTAAAATAATTTAAACAAATTAATTTTTTTTCTTTATTTAAATCGTTTTTTAAATATAATTTACTTAATTCACTAATTTTTTCATCACTTTTTGTTTTAAAATTTAAATGTTTTTCTAAACACATTACAAAAAAATTTCGAGTTAATTGATCAAATTCGTAAGGAGAATTAAAATTCGTCATTTTTTGAATATTATAATAATTAAAATTTAATTATATATTTAAAAAATCAATTTTAATAGAAATTAGATTTTTAATTTCTATCAAAATTAATTTAAAATTGATTTAACAATTAAATTATTATAAAATTAAAAATGACAAATATTACAAATTTTTACAATACAAATTTTATTAATTCTTATGAAGAGGCACGTGATTTTTTAGAAAAAGAACCATATTTGCTTGATTTAAAATATGATGGCGATATATATAGAATAAGTCATAGAGAGGGGAAAAGTGATAGAAATAATTCAGTAGTAAAGGCATTTTCAGGTTTAATTTTAAAAAAAGATAAAATTGATCATATTCTTTTTAAAGGACAAAATTTATCAGAGCAAATTGTAGTAAATACAGAAATTAATAATGATGAAATAAAATCAATTGATGTAAATAACTGGAATCATATAACAATTAATAAATTATATGATGGAACACGAATTAAAGTATTTTATGTTCCTAATGTAGGATGGAATGTTTCTACATCACGATGTATAAATGCTTGTAAAGCATTTTGGCATTCACCAAAATCATTTCGCGAACTTTTTATGGAATGTTTAGGGAATTTTGATTTAAATGATTTGGATAAAGACAAATGTTATACATTTATTATTCAACATCCAGAAAATCGTATAGTTATTCCTTATAGAACACCATCTTTAATTCATGTATCTACGTATGATAAGAATTTAAATTGTCCAGTAGATGATGATTTAGGACTTCCGAAGCCTGAAGTATGTAATTTTGAATCTTTTAATAAATTAATTGAAAATTTATTAACACAAGATTACTGTTTTCCCGGATATATGTTAACAGATAATAATTATAATCGTGTTCATCTCATTGGTAATAAGTATAATGAAATACGAGAACTAAAGGGTAATGTTCCATTAATATCACATAGATATTTACAAATTCGAAAATCGTCTATGAATGAATCTTCAAAATTTTTAGAAATTTATCCAGAATATAAATATATATGTAATGACGTTGAAAAACATTTAACATATATTTGTAAAAATATTTTTCACAAATATCAATTAAGACGAAAACGTCATAGAAGAGTTTTTTTAACAAATATTGAAAAAGAAATTCATTATAAGGCACATGGATTATATTTAGGATTACGAATCCAAAATAATATTAATCAAACAAATATTGTAAAAAGTATTATTTTAGATGATATTATTCTTTTGGTAAATGGACTTCCAGTATATAAAATTCTACAACTTTTACGTAACTCAAACATTTCAATCTAATTTATGACATATTCGTTTTTTAATATAGCTATATTGACCCTTGACCCAAAATAAAGAACCAATCATTAAAGCAATCCCGCTAAAAATAAATACACATCTATCTACAAAACTATTTACATCTGTATAAATATAAATTATAGCAAATGGTGTTAAAATAAAACGAATA